TCAAACCATCCTACTAAATCCTTTAACTTTTTCAAATCGAATCACATTATCAAACTTATCTTGTAATCCATCCTTGTGAGAGATTACAAAGATATTTGCATCTTTGATGACGAACCTAATGATTTTTAAGAAGTCGTCCGTTCCAAATCCATCCAAAGATGAATCAAAAACTTCATCCATGATTAAGAGATTTGTATTAACTGAGTTCTTATACTTTGCAACCTCTCTCCAAGTAAACAAGAGAGCAAGGTCAATACGCATCTTCTCTCCTTCGCTGAAGGATGCGTATGAAAAATCTTCGTGAATGGGAGACTGGACGGTTTCGTTAAACTCTTCATCTAAACTGAAGTTGATGTAAAAGTCCATCATTTGCAAGAAACGATTGACTTGCTGATTGATCAGCGGTAGATACTTCTTGATGATTTGAGATTTAACTCCACCGTCTTTAAGCAGTCCGTAAGAGAAATCGTAGTATCGGAATGAATCTTTTTTAGATTCTAGTTCTGTTTCAGTGTTATTCAGTTTTTGTTTAAAAGATTCTAACTTCTCATGTTCAGAATTTCTGTTTGCAAGTCTCTCGGTAATAGTTTGAATTTCATGTTCAAGATCTCTTGACTGTCTTTGAAGTCCAGAAATCTTAGTATTGTTTTGAGAAATTCCATAAGTTAGTTTCGTAATCTCCTTTGAGAGGTCGTTGAAAAGACGCTCTCGCTCCTCTTCCTCGTTAATTGCTTTTCTGAGTTCGTTAAACCCATCTTGCAACTCATTTGCTTTATTTTGAGCGTCCTCTATCTTATTTAACCGAAATGATTCTTCAATAGTTTGAGTACAAGTTGGGCAAACCGTATTCTCTTTGAAAAACTTATGTTCGGCAGTAATAGTTGATACCTTTTGAGAGATTTTGCCTTTTAAGTTACCAAGTTTTTTGAGTTTATCTGCAGCTCCAGTATATTTCTCTAAGTCTTTTTGTTTCGATTCAACAACATTTTGAATCTCATTGTTTGTTTCAATCAGACCATCAACCTCGGATTGCAGTTCTCCGATTTTACCTTCATTAGAAGCAATCTGACTTTTACCATTATTTTCAAGAGTCAAAATAAAGTTTTCCTGCATTGCAACTTTATCTGATACAGACTCTCTTGCAAGATCAAGAGTTCTCACTTCATCTTTCAACTGACGAAGTTTTTCTTTGATAATCGAATTCATTGAAGAAAAGATCTTAATATCAAGAAGATCTTCAATCACTTCACGACGATTTGCAGCAGTTAGTTGCATAAATGGAACAAAACTACTACTACCAAGAATCACAATCTGAGTGAATGACTTGTAGTTCATCTTAAGAACAACTTGTTCCAACCACTTTTGCTGATCTACAGCAGAAGAACTTTGATCAAGCAACTTGCCGTTACGATAGATCTCAAAGATATTAGGTTTGATTCCTCTCCGAACTTTCCACTCAATACTTCCAATAGAAAACTCAACCTCCGCCACACAGTCTTTTTCATTGACCGTGTTTGGAAGTTGAGGTTTGTTGATCTTACGAAATGGTTTTCCAAACAAGGAAAATGTTAACGCATCAAGAACTGTTGACTTACCTGCGCCATTGGTTCCAATAATAAGAGTTGTAGTATTTTGAGTTAGATTGAACTCAGTGAACTGGTTACCAGTTGACAGGAAATTTTTAAACCTGATCGTCTTGAACAGTATCATTATCTTGTTTCGGAGGGATTACAAAGTCATTCTTAGTTATTATTGTATACTGATACTCGTGTATTTCGCAAGTTTTCAGCAACACTTCGTCTTCAACTTCAAGGACATTCATTTCTGGATATCCATCGTCTTCTAACATCATAGCAAAACGAATGGCATCATCTTCCTCTTCCCAGATGTAAAGGATTTTTTCTCCCAGTTCATCTGCAACGGAATATGCTCCCTCTTCTTCTTGTCCTTCGATTGTTAGAATGTGCATGTTTAGACCATCTCGCAAGCTTCTTGATAAACTTCTTGCATTACGCTCTGAATAATCGATTTATCCAGGTCAATCTCTGCTTCTTGTATATATCTATTCAGGATTGACATTGTATCTTCTGATTCCAGAGATTCAACTTCGGACTCTAAAAAGTATCCACCAAAGTCAGTATTTTCTACAACTTTGAGTTCTGCAATATTAGAGGTATAAAGTTTATCAACAAACTTATCAAACTTTTTATTATCAGATTTTTTTCTAACAATAAGTTTTAAGATCTTACCTTCATACTTAGTTGCATCAAAGGTTTGATATGGAGTGTCCTCATAATAAACTTTATGGAACATTTTATAGGGGTTGTTTATAGTCTCCAGATCTAGAGTTTCTGTATCAAAGATATGAAATCCTCGATCATCATCAACATCAGTCCAGTAAATCTCATAAGGATTTCCTAGATACCGAATGTTTTCTTTTTGGCTTCTAGTGTGATAGTGTCCCGAGAAGACAAGTTTGAACTTCTCAAATAGTTTGCTTTCATAACCATGCTCCATGACGCAGAATCGATTAGCATTAAATCCTCTGAGTTCAAGGTGCCCCATCGCAACCTTGCAAGATGTCTTTTCAATAATGTCATGAGTTTCTTTTTCATTTTCTTGATTAATCCAAGGAACAAATAATACTTTAAGATTACCAACCTTAAGTTCTTCTGGTCGTGATATAACTTTCACATTTTCATATTCTCTTAGAAGCAAATCGATAGCGTTTACTTCATTTGTATTCTTATAATACGCTGTATGATTACCCACCACAGTAATCACTGTAACTCCCATCTCTCGAAGACGGTCATAATAGTGCTTCTTTGCCCAAGAAAGTGCAGCAAAATCAATGCCTTTTCTTGAATCAAAAGTATCCCCCATATCAATAACAGTCTTTATGTTTTCCCGCTTCAGAGCGGGAAAGAACACATTGTTATAAAACTGTAAGAAATAATCGTGAAATAACTTAGAGTTTTTACGGCATCCGAAATGCTGATCCGTAATAATAGCAACTTTCATCAATAACGAAGTTTGGAGTGAACGGCGTCCTTAATGGAATTATAGTCTGAATAGTTGTTTCCGTCAATAGTATTGTTGTCTACGAACACTTCCTCATAACCAGTTCTCTCAAGAATCTTGTTCTTGATCTCCAGTTGCTTCTTCTCCTTCTGTATGCGTCTCAGAAAGGCGTAGTGAATAATCTGAGTAAAGTATGCAAACGGGTTAGAAGACTTGCTAGGATCGAAGTTATGGACATATAACACACAGTTTTCAATACCATCACAAATCATGTCATCTTTGAACATGTAGTTCACAAAGTTTGGTTTGAATGACAAGTGAGTGGCAATCTTCAGAAAGCATTCTCCAAGATAGTTTGGGATGGGTGGTTTTCCTTCCCACTTCTTTGCTCTATCTTCTTTCGTTGGTTCTCTTCCATACTGAGAATAAAAATGCCTTTCAACATTCTTGCGGTGAAGAACCAGTGCTTCCAGAAACTCTTTGTTGTTTACATAGTGTTCTGATCTCTTTCTTCTTGGCATTGTAGTTGGGGTGGTAATCAT